TAGGCCAAAAGCAACGTTTATTTACCAAACTTATAGCAAAACTCATCTCATGGGCCTATGCCCAGGGATTTGAACTGTCTGTAGGGGACGCTTATAGGGACTCCAGAGTATTCGGAGAGATGGGCACCTTTGAGGGCTACGGAAGTAGCAGATCTAATCATAAGGTACGCCTAGCGATGGATTTAAATCTATTCAAACCTATAAATGGAGATCTTGTGTACCAGAGAGAGACAGAAAACTACAAAGAGATGGGGGAATACTGGCAATCACTCCATGAATTGTGTGCTTGGGGTGGTGAGGATAATAGAAATGACGGTAATCATTTTAGTTTTTATTATAATGGCAGGTGGTAACCCCCATGAACCCATTAGCGCAGAAGGTGTTGAGTATGGTTACTGTAGCAGCCCTAGTACTAGGAAGTTTATGGTTTGTAGCAGATACTAGGTACATGCCCCGACCAGAAATCACAGAGAAGTACATCCAAACAGCAAATGCTGATGAACGTTACGTACAGCAGAAAGCCCTATATGGGGCGTTAAGACAGATGGAAGATGATCGTAATGAACAGGCAATACGAGACGCTATAGAACGTCTAGAAGCTAAGAAACAGCTCACACCTGAGATATTTAATGAGTATGACCAGTACCAACTAGATAGTTACAATAGGAAACTAGACGCAATCTAATGATTTCTTCAGACGGAACATACAGAGACGCCAATGTATATGCACCTACATCTTTTTGGGCAATATGTCCTAAACTTCGATATGGTGGCTGCGGAGCGGGGAAGCTTGGTGATCTCCTTATCCCTGACACTATTTGGGGGCTAAACGTCTCCTTCTTATGTAAGATACACGACCATATGTACGAGAGAGGTACTACAGAGGAAGATAGAGAAAGTGCAGATCGTACCCTTCGCAATAACCTTATGCGCTGGATAGACTACAGAACAGATTCATATATACTTAAATGGTTGAGAACTCGTAGAGCAATTAAATACTATAAAGCAGTACGCGTATTTGGCGGGCCTGCTTTCTGGGACAAACAATAGGAGAATACAATGGCTGATGACAGTTGGATGGAAAAAACTAAGGGCGGTAGCAGGACTAGTGCCTATACCGAAACACCTAAGAAGAAAAAGAAGAAGAAATCTGTTAGCGGGTACCATCTCTTGGGTGGTGTTACTGCAGCAGCGGCAACTGCAATCAAGCAAGGCCGCTACAAGTATAAATAGGAACTCTTATGGCAACCAAGGCTAGAAATTATGTTAGAGAACGTAAGACTGAAAGCAGAGCGCGAAAAGAGGCTAGAAAGACCCGAGGGCGGGCTAGGTATGCTGCGATTAAAGCAGGAAAGGTCAAGAAGGGCGATGGGAAAGTCGTCGGGCACAAGAAAGCCCTCTCGTCTGGAGGTTCAAACTCTAAAAGCAATATCAGGGTCGAAAGTAGTAAACGTAGTAGTAAAGAAGGCGGTAGAGGTACACATAAAGGCCGGGCGGGCAAAGCTGCAGGTGGCCGTGCATCGAGGAAAAAGTGATGATTACAGAACATAGGCAAGGCACTGGTGAGTTACGGATTATATCCGCTACAGCACCAACACAGCGATCTGATGGTACACCACTTACGCCAGCAGAGATTTCCCACTATAACTGGTCTATCTCCTACCAGGGAGAGATGGCAGTAGTACAGCCTACGCAGTTAATTGATGGTAAATTCATAGATGCAGTAGATGTAGATACTGTCGCAGCGGGCACATATACTATCTGGTATACTACAGTTGATACAGATGGTAGGGAAAGTACTAATAGTGATATACTAACACTAACTATATTACCCCCTTTAACGGCTCCAAACCCTCCTACAAACATCTCCTAAATTGGTTAAGATGTTTGCTCAGACTAAGAAAATGCAGAGGTAAGGGATATGATAGAAGATAAAGGGCATAGACAAACACCTAGGAGTAGGGTAAACAATGACAACTACAGTAAAGGCTACGCTAAAATCTATGGCGGTTGGCGGGAAGAGAGAATCCCACAACCAAAAAGGAAATCCCCAAAACCTGACAGCCCCAAAATGGCAGCCGGGTCAAAGCGGAAATCCTAACGGACGACCTAAAGGAAGCAAAAATAAGATAACTATTCTGCGAGAGGCTGTAATAGCTAACGCGGAGCATATCTTACTAGAAAATTGGGAAGAGTTAGTTCAATGTACAGTAGCACTCGCTAAAGCGGGTGATCCTACGGCTCTTAAGATCCTCTGGGATAGGGTGATACCTGCTAAGAGGGCTATCGAAGAGAAGAGTAAAGAAGACAAACTCAACATTACTATTAATGTTAATGGTATGGAAATTGGTGAGGTCTTCGACGGCGAAGCCAAGCTGGTGGAAGACGATGGCTGAAATCACATTCAATCTCCATCATGGACAGGCGGAGATCTTTAATGATCCCCACAGATTTAAGGTAGTAGCAGCAGGACGGCGCTTTGGTAAGAGTTACCTCTCTGCTGTAGCCCTGTTGATTAATGGAATGAAGAATACCCACAGAGGGTACAAGTTGTTAGATAAGAGGGTGTTCTACGTAGCCCCCACATTTGACCAAGGAAAGCGGATCATTTGGGATCTGCTAAAAGTACTCGGAAAGGAGGTGATCCAGTCTACGCTTGAAAATCAAGCAGTCATTACCTTAGTTAACGGGAGAAAGATAGAGATTAAAGGGGCGGATCGTCCAGATACTCTACGAGGAGTTGGTCTATCTTACGTTGTACTGGACGAGTATGCCTTTATGAAGCCGGATGTATGGGAACAGATTCTTCGCCCAACGCTATCAGATGTTGAAGGAGACGCCTTATTTATTGGTACTCCTGATGGTAAGAATCATTTCTTTGATTTGTTTAAACTAGAGGACAAAGATCCTGATGATGAATGGAAAAGTTTTTCCTTCTTATCAATGGATAACCCATATCTTAACTCGAAAGAAATATCCAAGGCTAAAAATACATTATCTCAAGCTAACTTTAAACAAGAATATGAAGCCTCTTTCACAGCAAGTGGGGGAGTGGTATTTAGGGAGTCACAATTTCGCTTTATGGATACTGCTCCAGAAGAGGGAACTTACTATATCGCAGTCGATCCTGCAGGATTTGAAGATCTTAACTCTGCGTCCAAGAGCAAACTAAGTAGACTAGATGAGTGTGCTATAGCTATTGTTAAGGTAGGAACGTACGGGTGGTTTGTAGAGGATATCATCCATGGCAGATGGAATACTAGGGAAACTTCTATACGAATACTAGATGCTGCTAGGAAGTATGATGCCCTTAAGATAGGCATTGAAAAAGGATCATTACGTAACGCTATGATTCCTTATCTAACAGACCAGATGATGAGACTGTCCTTCTTTCCCCATATAGGGGAAGTTACTCATGGCGGACAAAAGAAGACAGAACGTATAGCGTGGTCACTAGAAGGTAGATTTGAACATGGTAGGATCTTCTTTAAGACAGATGCAGACTACTTGTCAGATCTCAGAACACAACTGATAGACTTTCCGAATCCTCTATCACATGACGACTTAATAGACTCTCTGGCATATATAGATCAGGTTGCTAAAACTGACTACGATCCAGACGATGAACCAGAAGAAGAGTGGGAGGATGACGACGATCCTTACGGCCAATCAACTATTACAGGATACTAATATGCCATATAATGCTCAAGGGCAACAGCCCGACTTTACTAATACTGCTAGACAAGGATTGTCTGGTCTTGGTGTGGAAGCTCCTGGTAACATTCCAGGGGGTGCCCAAGCGCAGATAGGACAGCCTGCTCAGCAGGCATATGGTAATGCTAACGATTATGCCCAGTTTCAAGAGAGCAATCCAGGTATGAATCAGGAACAATACCTTAACCCTAATCGTCCAGTTGGCCCTAATCCTATGGCACAGCCGTCACAGCGGCCTATGATGCCTCAGCAGGCAACTAATAGGGAACAGTATCTTAATAGGATGCCTACACGAGATCGTTTCCGTGGGTATGGTCGTGACGATAGACGTAGACGTATGATGATGCAACAGGCACGGCAGCGACAGGCTGCTATGAGGATGCCACAACAGAGGAACAACCAGTTTCAGCAACAGTTTCAGCCGCAGGCTCCGCAACAGCAGTTCTTTCCTCAGCAATCACAGGGTAGGTTCCGTTTCTAATGCATGAACTAAGTAAAAAATTAAAAATAGATAAGATCCTAGCTGCTACTAATGTAGCGGAGGAACTTACAGATAATGATCTAGAGACTATCGGAGCTTATGTCTGGGAAGGATACGATACTGATAAGCAGTCTAGAGAGGAATGGGAAGATAACGTAGACGAATGGACACGACTAGCTCTACAGGCTAAGGACAACAAAACATTTCCTTGGGTTAATGCTAGTAACGTTAAGTATCCTCTTATTACTACTGCAGCTATTCAGTTCTCAGCTAGAGCTTATCCAGCACTTGTTCCTGGCACAGCACCCGTACGCGGGCGCGTAGTAGGGTTTGATACTGATGGATCTAAGTTAGATCGTGCTGGAAGGGTTGGTAAA